TTTATCTTATGAAGAGTACCTAGAAAGCTACGTAGACATAGAGTACAATAGCTCTACTGGTATAAGACAAGTACCTGCATTTGTAGTTAAAACCCCTAGTCAAGAGTATGCTATAGTTCAACCAGCAGACAAGGCTTATACTGTTGTTTATGAATACTATAGATTACCTGTTGATTTAATAAACTCAACAGATGTTCCAACCATACCTGAGCAGTTTAGATATGTTATTGTAAATGGGGCTATGCATTTTGCATACTTGTTTAGGGGTGAAGGGCAAGAGGCGGCTATAGTTCAACAAAGGTTTGAACAAGAGATAAAACAAATGAGAAGCCTCTACATAAACAGATATGACTATGTTAGATCTACCGTTCTAACTAATACTTTAGCAACTAACACTAGAGTTACGACACTATAGATGCCAACAAATCGTCAAACATATCCCATACAGTTTAGTGGTGGGCTTATAAGTAATATGAGTCCTTTGCAGCAAGGTATGCAAATGCCAGGATCTGCACGTATCCTTAGGAACTTTGAGCCATCTATTGAGGGTGGATACAAAAGAATACTAGGGTATGACAAGTATGATCTAGATATAATACCACCTTATGGTATACCTGTTATACATGGTGCAAGTCAAACTGGTACAACTTTAAACATTGCAAACATTAGACAAACACCAGAGACAGGTGATAAGTTTAAACTAGTACATGTTACTGCAAACATAAATGGTACATCTACAATTGCTTCTGCAAACGGACCAACTGCCCTTGTTAATGGTGCAGTAACAGCTAGTAACACAATAATTGTAGATACTGTTGCTTCAGGTACTATAGCAAAAGGTCAAACTTTAACAGGCGTAGGTATTCCAAGTAATGTTACAGTATCAAGTGTTACAGCAGGGGCAACTGGTAATTTTACTGTAGTACTATCTAGTAATGTAACTGTAGCAGATAACTTATCATTACAGTTTACTTTTAAAACTACTACCTTTGCAGTAGATGGTGTAGTGGGTACTATTACAACAGGTATGGAAGTTGTTGGTACTGGTATACCAAGAGGCACAACAGTACAAGCTTTCTCATCACCAAATGTTACAATAGGTAGTGCTGCTGATACTTTATCTTTAACACTGACAGACGATACTGCTTTATCTTTTAAGACAGAGTATACTATTGGTGGTAGTGTTACATTCGATGATGATGATAATAGAGCAACAGTAGCTATATCACCTGCTCTTACTGCTTCACCTGCTAACGGAGACACTGTAGAGTTTACAAGTACAACTAGAAATTATCTTGCTGTAGGCTGTGGTGTTTTTCTTGACTCAGTTATTGTAGGTAAGAATGAAAGTTTACTTAAAACATCTGGTATTGGATACTCACTTATAAATGTACCAGTCTATGGTACAGTACTAGTAAACGCTGGATCACAGACTGGTACTACTTTAGCTGTTGATGGTTTAACTTCTACACCACAGCTAGGTGATGTATTTAAAATTGCAGGTATAGATAAGATATATACTGTAACTGCAACACCAACAGTTAATGATGCAGGTGAGGCTAATGTAGCTATTGATCCTGCTCTAGCTAGTTCACCAGCAGATAATGCTGCTATAACTTTTTTAAGTACGTCAAGAGAAAATGCTGGTAAAACTAGATTTTCTAGGTATAACTATACAGGATCAGAAAAAATAGCCATTGTTGATGGTGTTAACGTTCCTGCACTATATAATGGCTCTTTGTTTACAGCACTTAACGATGCACCTACAGACATATCTGCAGCAGAGTTTGTAGTAAGTTTTAAGAATCAGTTGTTCTTTGGTAAGAATAATCTACTAACATTTACTGCACCTTTTACAGATACTGACTTTACAGCAGCTAATGGTTCTGGTACAATATCGGTAGGAGCAAAGATCACTGGTCTAATTGTATTTAGACAACAGCTTATTATCTTTACTGAGTCATCTATATTTCAACTAGTAGGAAATACTATAGGTGACTTTAACTTACAACCAGTAACAGTAGACATTGGTTGTGTAGATAAAGATACAATACAAGAAGTTGGTGGTGATGTAATGTTTCTTGGTCCTGATGGCCTAAGACTTCTAAGTGCTACAGATAGACTAGGTGACTTTGGACTAGGTGTTGTATCTAAAACGATACAGAAAGAAGTAACAGACTTTATTACAGCTAATACATCTTTTACAAGTGTAGTCATACGTAATAAGTCACAGTATAGAATACTAGGTTATAATAATAATATTGCTCAGGCTAACGCACAAGGTATACTTGGCACACAGATGGCAGGTCAAGGTGGGGAAGGAATGGCATGGGCAGATATAAGAGGGATAAGAGCATACGTAGCAGACAGTAGATTCTTCCAAAACTCAGAAACAATTGTCTTTGCTAATGATGATGGTTACCTATACCAAATGGAAGAAGGTAACAGTTTTGGTGGTAGTAATATACAAACAACTTTTGCTACACCTTATATGCCAATTAATGATCCAAGGGTACGTAAGACATTCTACAAAATGTTTTTATATACAGACCCACAAGGTAGTGTATCTTTTGATGTAAGTTTAAAACTAGACTTTGACCAAAAGAATAGTGTTCAGCCAACACAGATAGACTTTAATAACGCTACAGGTACAGTTGCATTTATGGGTGCAGCTACATTTGGATCAACAGCGGTGTATAGTTCTAAACTAAAGACACTGTTTGAAACACAAATTATAGGATCAGCTTTTGTTGTATCCTTACAGTACACCTCAGACAGCGTAGATCCACCATTTTCTTTAGACGCTATAACACTAGAATACGCTACAAACACGAGAAGGTAAAAACATGGGAACAGGTTACACCAGGAACGATACAGCAAATAACATTGCTGACGGTAACGTTATCAACGCTGCTGACTTTGATGGTGAATACGATGCCATTGAAGCTGCATTTAATTCATCCTCTGGTCACACCCACGATGGTACTGCAGCAGAAGGTGGTGCTATTACAGTTATTGGTCCTGCCCAACAACTAGTAGCAACTGCTACATCTATTAATCCTAGTACAAACGCAGGGTTAGATTTAGGTACTTCATCATTACAGTTTAAAGATTTATATGTTGATGGTGTTGCTTACATAGACAGTTTTAGTGGAGACATGTCTGTTGCTACAAACAATGCATTACAGTTTCGTGATCCACAACTAGCCATTAACTCTAGTGCTGATGGACAGCTAGACGTTGCAGCAGATACAACAGTTAAGTTTACATCACCAGAAGTTATTATGACAGATGATGTAAGACTACAGAGTGATGCTTCTATACTTACATTTGGTGCTGACGATGATGTTAAACTTACACACGTAGCAGATACAGGACTAGGTGCAACAGCAGCTAGTGGCTTTCAATTATCACTACAAACGTCTGACATATCTGTAGACAACGGTAATACAATTGGTAAGATCAGCTTTAATGCTCCTTTAGAAGATAGTGGTACAGATGCTATACTTGTAGGTGCTGAGATTGAAGCAGCAGCAGAAGCTAACTTTGGTGCAGCAGACAACTCTACTGCTCTTATCTTTAAAACAAATACTAGTGCTGCAGCAACTGAGCGTATGCGTATCAAGTCAGATGGTGACATACTATTTACTGGTGCATCAGCCAACATGACTTGGGATACTAGTGCTAACGCATTAGATTTTGCAGACAATGCTAGTGCTGTTTTTGGTACTGGTGATGATCTTACAATCAAACATGATGGAACAAATACTAGTGTTGTAAATACTACAGGTGAGCTTACAGTACAAGGTGACGGTATTACAGTACAAAGTAACACTGGTACTGAAAAGTATATGGATATGGATGTTAACGGTGCAGTTAACTTATACCATAACAATGTAAAGAAAATAGAAACAACAGCAGACGGTGTTGATGTAAGTGGTGATATAAGTGTTGGTAATCTTAATGTAGATGGAAACACAGTATCCTCAACAGATAGTAACGGTAGTATAAACCTATCACCTAATGGTACAGGTACTGTTATAATTAATACTGATCTTGATGTAGATAATGTTAACATAAACGGTAACGCTATCACATCCACAGATACCAATGGAAACATTGATATAAATCCAAACGGCACTGGAATTGTAAAACTAAAATATAATAATTCAGATGTATTAGTAACAAGTGCCACTGGTGCAACTTTAACAGGTGCAATAGCTGCAACTACTTTTAGTGGTGCATTGGACGGCACTATAACATCTGCTACAACAGCAACAACACAAACTCAAAACGATAATAGCACAAAGGTAGCTACAACTGAATACGTAGATAACGCAACTGGTAGTTCTTCGACATCATCAGATGCTTCTGCACTTGCATTTGCAATAGCTTTAGGATAGAATAAAATGGCAAACACATTTAAAAATTATGTAAGTAGTTCGGCTGTAGGTACTTCAGAAGTAACAATCTACACCGTACCTTCAAGTACAACCTCAGTTATAATTGGTTGTAATATCGCAAACGTGACAAGCGGTCAAATAAGAGTCACTGTAAAAGTCGCAGACACACATGTTGTAAAAGATGTACCTGTACCTGCAAACTCTGCAATATCTGTCTTAGACGGTAAGATAATTGCTGAAACAACAGATACTGTAAAGGTAACATCTAAGACAGCAAGTAGTGCTGATGTAATAGTGAGTGCATTGGAGCAAACATAATGAGTAAATATATTGGTACTCCTGTAGTAAGTCTCAGTGTAGACACTGTAGATGTTACAG